AAGCTAAACCAGTTGAAGTCAAACCAATTGAAGTCAAACCAGTTACTGGAGAAGTCAAACCAATTGAAGTCAAACCAATTGAAGTGAACCCAGTTGACGTAAAACCAATTGAAGTGAACCCAGTTGACGTAAAACCAATTGAAGCCAAGCCTGCGGAAGTAAAACCAATTGAAGTCAAGCCAGGTACGGCTGAAGTCAAACCAATTGAAGCCAAGCCTGCGGAAGTAAAACCAGCTGAACCACCTAAACCTACTGTGCAAGGCAAAGTTGAACCACAGCCTAATAAACTTATACTGGACGAAACCGGTAAGCCTTTGCCTAATCAAGCAGAAGCAAGTGCAAGAGCAAATTCAGCTAGACCAGCCGGTACACCGGGTGAATTGCCCGGTGCAAGTGCAGGCAATGCAGCCGAAGGTACATCGACACGATTTTCTAAACTAGCTACGGGTGCCAGAAGTATTGGAAGAACAGCACGTGCTGGTGGTGTTTTTGGTGCGTTATTTGATACAGCACTAAACGAAATAACTGACATCAGAGAACTAAGAAATGCACGTCAAGCAGTACTTGATGGATATAGAAGCGGTGAAATAGATCGTAAAACTGCAACTGATGCGCTTAAAGAAATTGATGATAAGATAGCTGAATCTCGAGGCGGCTCTCTTGCACGTGGTGCAGTTGCAGGTGCCGGAGGTGCTATTGGTGGTACTGTTGGTGCTGTAGCAGGCGGCGGAGTAGCATCAGTAGTAACCGGTACAGCTGGTGCCATTGGCGGAAGCATGCTAGCTGATTCGTTGCTAGGTGATACTGCGCACTCTGCAGGCGGTTGGTTATCACGACAATTATTTGGAGGTAGCAATTCATCTGCCTCTTCAGAGTTAGATAGGCAAGATGCAGTTGATGATTCAAAGTTACCACCATGGATGCGCGGGCTTGGATTTAAGAAAGGCACCGCTTTCACTGACAGACAACTGGAGGTAATTGATAATCAGTTGAGCACTGGATTATCAATGAGAGATATTGGTTTACCAGATTGGGCCCAATCTGCATATAAAAACCGAAGGAGAGGAAAATTACTCACGGGCCCTGATCAATCTCCAGAGGTACGTAAAAAAGCATTACAGGAAAATAATCAACTTGATATAACAGGGTCTCTTGTGCCGCCAGCAATGGCAGGTGCGGCAGCTACTGCCGCAATAGCTGCCGCAAATGCAGGTGGTGAAGTAAGTCCTGTGCAGGCAGGTAAACCAGCACAAGCAGAAAAAATGACAGCAGACTACATGGCTAGCGCACAGAAAGCTAAGTTCCAAGGTGATCAAATCAGTGCCGAGCGGTCGGCAGCGGCTACAGCAGTTGCACAGGTAGCAACTGCTGTACAACCAGGAAAAATGCAAGCATCAGATAGCACACTAAACATTGCAGGAAAACCTGTAGTAAAAGGCCAACCATTGACATCAGACCAGATGGCAGCAATTGGTATGGCCCTCAGCATGAATCCTGCTAACGCTAAAAATTATCCAGACTGGGTACTTGCACAATATAACAAGCAAAAGGCACAAGGTGCGGTTAGCTCTGTAACACCGGGTGCTGTGGGGGCAGTGGCAGCAACAGGTGCACTGGATAGGCCAGCAGACTCTAACTTTGCTGGCGCTGGCCGAGGTAGTGCAAACGATCCTCGTCGCACTGATTTTGAAAAACTTCGCGTTGACGATAAGTCGTTAGCCGTAATGGCAATGACTGGCGACAAAGATGCCAAATTAGAACTTGATAAACGTCGTGGCGTGGGCGAACTTGATCCTCGTCGCACTGATTTTGAAAAACTTCGCGTTGACGATAAGACATTGGCAGGAATGGTTGTAGCTGGCGACAAAGATGCCAAATTAGAACTTGATAAACGTCGTGGCGTGGGCGAACTTGATCCAAATGTTGATAAACAGTTACGCACCCAGACTGACCCAACAGGTAAACCAATTCCGGTTGCTGTACAATCTGATCCTTTAAGGCCAGTATCAGTAGCAGTGGTAGAAGGGTCATTCCAGCCTATAGAAGCATCTATAGGTCAACTTGTTGCTATGGCAAAATCGGGTGACAAGGATGCTATAGCAGAACTCAAGAGAAGAAAAGAAAACGCAGATTCTACTGTAGGTAAAGTACAGTCAGTGACGATGTCGGATTTCAGCGGTCCAAAGTATGCACAATGGCGCAAAGACACTGGACAGCAAAATGAAACTGATTTGCTTGCAGAAAAATATAAAAAACACATGCTTGCATACGAGCAAGCTCGTGGAAGCATAGAAACACCAAGCGGTTCTACTGGTATTGGATCTATTACTGCTGGAGCCATTGGATCTTTTCTTAATATGAGTGACGAGCAACCAAAAGATTCTGCACTACTAGCCAAAGAAGCATCAGCAAAATTAAGCGAAGTGAATCTTTCTAATCTTGTGGAAAAGCAAGCCGAAACCAATATGCTATTAACAGCATTGCTTGATAAGCAAGGACAAGTGGCAGGAGATGCTAGACGCACAGTTGATGTACTAGAAAACCTGAATAGTAAGTCATAACAGAGCAAGGTAAATAACTGTATGAGTTGGCGCAAACATTTCAAAATATGGGATCCAACATCGTCTAACAATCAGATGATGTCAGTGAATCCCCAAGATCCAAGACAACAAGGTCGTGGAGTACAATCCAGCAAGTGGAATAGTTATCTTGCTGAAGTCTATACTGGACAACCAAATAGGACGGATCGTTACACACAATACGATCAAATGGATCAGGACAGTGAAATCAATGCTGCCTTGGATACCATTGCAGAGTTCTGCACACAGTTTGACGAGAACAAAGGCGTTCCTTTTGAATTGTTCTACAAGCAGGATCCCACAGAAGCAGAACAGCAGGTGCTAGAAAAAAGCCTGAATCAGTGGTGCAACATCAATGACTGGGACAAGCGTATCTGGCGTGTGGTTCGTAGCACATTGAAGTATGGCGATCAGTTCTTTGTGCGTGACCCAGAAACATATGAACTGTTGTGGATCAACCCAGCCGATATGGTCAAGATCATCATCAATGATTCCAAGGGCCGCGAAACAGAACAGTATGTGATGCGTAATCTTGCGCTGAACATGATTGACAAAACAGCCACAAGTCCAGTTGAGCATCAGACAGCATTTACCAGCATGGTTGGTATGAGCAAGTCTGCTCCTGTGCTACAAAACTTCCGTCAGGGTTCTCCTAACGGAAGCAACATCAGCGACAAAGAATTTGCTGTTGATGCCAGCCACATTATGCAGTTGAGCCTCAGTGAAGGCATGGACAGCAACTGGCCATTTGGTACCAGTGTGCTTGAACCTATTTTCAAGATCTACAAGCAGAAAGAATTGCTTGAAGACTCAATCATCATCTATCGTGTGCAACGTGCGCCAGAACGTCGTGTGTTCTATATTGACGTAGGTAACATGCCCAGCCATATGGCAATGGCATTCGTTGAACGTGTTAAGAATGAAATCCATCAACGTCGCATACCCACACGCTCAGGTGGCGGCGCAACAGTTATGGATTCAAGCTATAACCCATTGAGCATGCTTGAAGATTACTTCTTCGCGCAGACTTCGGAAGGCCGAGGTTCTAAGGTTGAAGTGCTGCCGGGTGGCGACAATCTAGGACAGATTGACGACCTAAAATTCTTCACTAATAAAATGATGCGAGCATTGCGCATCCCTTCAAGCTACATGCCTACAGGACCAGATGATGGTACTGCTGTTTATAATGACGGCAAAGTGGGCACAGCATATATCCAGGAATATCGCTTTAACAAGTATTGCCAGCGCATGCAGAACTTGTTATGCACCACACTGGACCACGAATTCAAGATGTTCTTGAAGTGGAAAGGTGTAGAGATTGATTCCGGCGTGTTTGATCTACGATTCATTGATCCACAGAGCTTCAGCGAATACAGAGACATTGAGCTTAACAGCAATCGCTTGCAGGCATTCTCACAAGTTGCTGAGACTTCTTATTTGTCAAGACGCTTTGTGCTTGAGAAGTATCTGGGCTTGACCAAAGAAGAAATCAAAGAAAACGAGCGCATGTGGAAAGAAGAAAATCCAGGTGGAGCCGCAGGTGCTTCATTGGATGCTGAAACATCCAATACAGACCTAGCAAGCGTGGGTATTAGACAGCCCAACTTGACACCGTTAGAAACAAAAGACTTAGAAAATAGTCTGGGTGCCGCTGAAGAAAATCCCGCCGGCACTGACACAGCACCTGCTGGCGCAGTTCCTGCAGGCGCAGAAGCACCACCTCCAGGAGGCGCAGGCATATGAAATTAAGAGAATTCAAAGAGCCAACAGAACCGGATCCACAGAGCTTGGAAATTGGCTATAACAACCCGTTGACTAAAAAAGATACACGTAGAACACGGTTAACACTAGAGCACCTTAACAAACTAAGGTCCATGCGCGAGCTTAAGAAACAACAACAAGCCGAAGAGCGCAAGCATTATGCGGAAATCTACGCCAGGGCCGGCGGTTGAAGGTGATACTTATCACCAAGACCAAATAGAAAAACTCCGCTTTTTTCACCATTTGAAGCTGTATAGTACACGGTGTCCGTAAATAAAAGCACGGACATACCTGTCTTTGGCCAAAGGAGAGCTTAGAAATGTCACATAAACAATTAGAAAAAGTCCTAGAGCACTTGCTCAATCATGATCAAGAAGCCGCAGGCGATTTATTGCATAGTTACTTCGTAGAGAAGGGACGCGGCATATACGAGAGTATGATTCAGTCTGATGAACAGATTGAAGAAGAAATCAGCGGCGACCCAGTACACGATTTTGAAGAAGAAGTTATTGCTGACGAAACAGAAATTGAAAATGAGGAAATGTTCTCCGAAGAAGACGGCGACATGGATCCAGAAGCAGCCGCAGACGAAATGTCACCAGATGCAGAAATGCCAGCTGGCGATATGGAAGATGCTCCTGAAGATGAAACTAAGTCAAGCGTTGAAGACGCTATGATGGACGTTGAAGATGCAATTTCAGCATTGAAAGCAGAATTTGATAAGTTGGTAAACGGCGAAGGCGATGATGCCCCAGCTGACGATGCTGAAGAAGCACCAACAGACATGCCAGAAGAATCACTAGGCGAAGCAGTGGACCTTGCAAAGGTTGCTTCACCAGACAACGGTGACAAAGCTGACAACAAGTCAAGCCCAGTTCGCAAGGCTGATGCTCCACTAAACGGCGCTGCCGCTGTTAAGTTTGGACAAGGTAACGAAACTGGTGGTAAGGTTGCCGCTCCAAAGAGCTTGAATTCCACAACTGAGCCAAACGTAAAACCAGCACCAAAGCCAGTAACAGCACAGGCTTCCGGTGTTAATGTTAAAAGCCCGATCTCCGGAGCATAATACACATGTTACCGTTGGTAGAAGCACTTACATTTGATCAAGCAGGTATGGTTGTCGAAGCAAAAGACAACTCTACCGGCGGTAAGTCTTTGATCATGAGCGGCATCTTTATACAAGGTGGCGTGAAGAACCAGAACCAGCGTGTGTATCCTGTGCAAGAGATTGCTAAGGCAGTTGATAGCGTCAAACAGAGATTAGACTCTGGTTACAGCGTATTGGGTGAGGCAGATCACCCAGAAGATTTAACCGTAAACATAGACCGTGTAAGCCACATGATCGAATCAATGTGGATGGACGGTCCTAATGGTTATGGCAAACTTAAGGTATTACCTACTCCAATGGGTAATATCATCAAGACCCTGATGGAAAGTGGTGTCAAGCTAGGAGTTTCTAGTAGAGGCAGTGGTAATGTCAATGAAGACGGAAACGTCAAAGACTTTGATATTGTCACAGTAGATATCGTTGCACAACCCAGTGCACCAGATGCCTATCCCACAGCAATCTATGAAAGGGCCATGATGCATAAGCGTCGCGCAGCATTGATGGATGTCGCTGGCGCAGTGAATCATGACAGACGGGCGCAGAAGTTCCTCCACGAAGAGGTTCTAAAGTTCATCAGTAGCCTGAAATAAGGAGACTAAGAGATGGCAAACTTTACAGAACTTTTCGGATCCGAGGTACTCTCAGAAGATGTGAAATCCAAGCTAGCAGAAGCCTGGGATGCAAAAGTCAAGGAAAACAAGACTGAAGCATTAGCAGAACTCCGTGAGGAATTCTCCCAGCGTTACGAGCATGACAAATCAGTTATGGTCGAAGCATTGGACCTTTTCATCAGCGAAAACTTGCAGAAAGAGCTCGGTGAGCTCAAGCAAGATCGCGATGCAATGGTACAAGCACGTGTAGAATACAAGAAGAAAGTGGCTGAGCATGCTGAGCTACTAAATCGCTTTGTAAACGAAACGATGGCTAAGGAAATCAACGAATTGAGAGAAGACCGCGAAAAGAATAAAACCAGCATTAAGAAGTTGGAAGAATTCACACTTCGCAAGTTAACCAAGGAACTGAATGAATTGCGTGAAGAAGAGCAAAAGCTCATCGACACCAGAGTTCAATTGATTTCAGAAGGCAAGCAGGCAATCAAGGAAGCCAAGCAGAAATTCGTTTCTCAGGCTGCTGACAAAGCCAATGCCTTTATTGGCGAAGCACTCCGCAAGGAAATTGGCCAATTGAAGCAAGACATTACCGAAGCTCGCAAGAATGCTTTCGGTCGTAAGATCATGGAAGCATACGCCGCTGAGTTTATGGCATCGCACTTTGCAGATGCTACTGAGCTCAAGAAGCTGAGTGACAAGATCATTGCTCTCGAAGGAGCTGTGGCTGAAAAGGCACAGATCGTTGAAAGCAAGCAACAAGCAATAGCTGACGCTGAACGCAAAACTCGTATCGCAGAAGATACGTTGAAGCGCGATCGTGTTATGCAAGAATTGATGGCGCCTTTGTCGAAAGACAAGCGTGGTATCATGGAAGACCTACTAGGCACAGTTTCGACTGAAAAGCTTCGTGAGTCATACCAGAAATATCTTCCGTCAGTTCTGAACGAGAGTGGCCGCAGTCCCGGTAAAAAGCCGCTTATCGAAAGTCGCCAAGAGCAGAACACTAGTGCTGCCACAGGTGATAAGACTTCTGAATCTGCCATTGATGATGGTTCGATAATCAGTCTTAAGAAACTTGCCGGAATCGCAAAGTAATAACAGGAGAATTACAATGTCCGATAAACTTTTCGAGTCCCGTAACTGGTCAGCCGCTAAAGAGGCTCTCGTTGAAGGACTCTCAGGTAACCGTAAGACAGTTATGGAGACCGTATTAGAAAATACACGTAAGTACATGACTGAAAGTGCAGCCACTTCAACCACAGCCGGCAACGTCGCTGTATTGAACAAGGTTATTCTTCCAGTAATCCGTCGTGTTATGCCAACCGTGATCGCCAATGAAATTCTTGGTGTTCAGCCTATGACTGGTCCAGTAGGCCAGATCCACACAATGCGTGTTCGCTATGCAGAAACAGCCGCTGGCCGTACTGCTGGTGACGAAGCACTTGGTCCATTCGATATTGCTAAGGCATACTCAGGTAACTTGTCAACAAGCACACCTGGTGCAGCCGCTACTAGCACACTCGAAGGTGACGGTGGTAAGAAGCTAAACATCCAGATCTTGAAGCAAACTGTTGAAGCCAAGTCACGCAAGCTACAAGCTCGCTGGACATTTGAGGCTGCTCAGGACGCTCAATCAATGCACGGTCTTGATGTTGAAGCAGAAATCATGGCAGCACTTGCACAAGAAATCACAGCTGAAATCGACCAGGAATTGTTGACCAGCCTACGTGCTCTTTCAGGTACAAGCGACACATTTGACATGACTCCAACAACAGGAACTGCCTTCACTGGTACTCCTAACTACGTTGGTGATCGCCATGCAGTATTGGCAATCATGATCAACCGTGCAGCCAACCAGATTGCACAGCGCACACGTCGTGGCGCAGGTAACTGGATTGTTGTAAGCCCAACAGCTTTGACAGTTCTTCAGTCTGCTACTACTTCTGCTTTCGCTCGTACAACAGAAGGTACATTTGAAGCTCCTACAAACACCAAGTTTGTTGGTACTTTGAACAACTCAGTACGTGTTTATGTTGATAGCTATGCTACTGACACTACACCAGTATTGATTGGTTACAAGGGACCAAATGAAATGGATGCCGCAAGTTTCTATTGCCCATACATTCCATTGATGAGCTCAGGTGTTGTGCTTGATCCAAACACATTCGAACCAACTGTCAGCTTCATGACACGTTACGGATATGTTGAATTGACCAACACTTCATCAAGCTTCGGTAACGCCGCTGACTATCTGAACAAGATTGCAGTTGCTGGATTGGTTTTCGCTTAATCCAAGTTGCCTTAAAGCAATACAAATACCGGGTAGAAATACCCGGTATTTTTTTGTCCTCTCAAACGGTAAATACTTCTGGAGATCTTAATCATGCCAACTAAAATTAGCCCAGACGACAGACTTATCATTGACAGTACCAATGGTGTACAGTTACCTAGAGGAACAGAGTCTCAGCGTCCTTCAAATGCACTACCAGGAACCATACGTTTCAATACCACTGCTGGAGAAATTGAAGTAAGAAAAGGTTTCACAGATTGGTTTACGCTGTTACGTGGTACCGGTGTAGAATCAATTTCAGTTGGCGCAGTCAAGCCAGAATTTGGTAGTGTTGGAAGGATCTGGATTGACAGCACAGAAAACAGAATTTATTATGACACAGGAACTGAATGGGTATCAATTGGTGCCGCACAGACGCTGGATCCTATCGCAGTGCTATCATCAGGCAATCTAGGCAGCATAACAAGCACAGGAGGCGGTGTTGATGCGTTTGGTTCAACGATTGAAATGATCACCCTGGACCTTAACGAGAATGGTGCTATTACCAATGTTGATCTAGGTTTTTTTGTGTGATATGGTAAATAATTCAAGTAGATGTCTTTTATAAAAGACACAATATGATTCAGGAGAAATATCATGGCAAATACAATTGGTTCTGGAACAGTTGGAAAACTTGCATACTATGCCGTAAATGGAACAGACCTTGCACCAATGCCTTCGCCGGTATTGTACGACAACACAAATAAGGTACTCACAGTACCAGGAATTCTTATCACCAAGAGCGCATATAGTGAAGGATTTGGTTTTTCTGGACTGAGTTTTCAATCATACCATAACAGCGTTCCAACAAACTCTTTTAATTTTCTAAGAGGCCGAGGCACATCAGCA